AAAAGATCCAGAGGTTGGATCACATGAGTGGGTCACATCGTTTGACCTTGCCTCTCTGTATCCGAACATCATTGTCCAGTACAATATGTCACCCGAAACTGTTCTGGATGGATTCGTCAACGATGTATCTGTAGACAAATTCCTAAATCGTGAGGTCGATCATAAAGGCGACTACACTCTTGCACCGACTGGTTCTAAGTTCTCTAAGGAGAAGACTGGTATCGTACCGTCTATCATTAAGTTGTACTTCGATGAACGTAAGGTTATCAAGAAACAAATGTTGGATGCGAAACAAGAGTTCGAGAAGAACCCATCCAAGGAACTCACCAACAAGATTGCCCAGTTAGACAACCAACAGATGTCGATCAAGATTCTTATGAACTCTCTGTATGGTGCGCTGGGTAATCGGTGGTTCCGTTACTTCGACCAACGAGTGGCAGAGTCTATCACTCTCGCTGGTCAGTTGTCTATCAAGTGGGCAGAACGTGCGGTTAACGATGAGATGAAGAAACTTCTCAAGACCGACAAAGATTATGTGATTGCGATGGACACTGACTCGGTCTATATCAAGATGGGGGATCTGATTGACCAGTTCAAACCCAAAGATCCAGTCAAGTTTCTGGACAAGATCTGTCACGAACACTTTGAGAAAGTTCTGGAGAAATCCTATGCGGAACTGGCTGATCTGACCAACGCATACCAGAACCGCATGGTGATGGAACGTGAGGTAATCGCAGACAAAGGCATTTGGGTGGCAAAGAAACGATACATTCTAAATGTACACAACAACGAGGGTGTTCAGTACGCCACCCCCAAACTCAAGATGATGGGTATCGAGGCGGTCAAGTCTAGTACACCACAGATCGTGCGTGAGAAGTTCAAGGACATCTTCCGTGTGATTGTAGAAGGCACCGAGTCTGACACTCAACAGTTTATCTCAGACTTCAAGACGGAGTTCAAGTCACTACCGCCCGAGGACATCTCGTTCCCACGTGGAGTATCCGACATTGTCAAGTGGCAAGATGACCGTACCGTCTACACCAAGGGTACACCGATCCATGTTCGTGGTGCGTTGATGTACAACGATGCGGTAGTTAACAACGGACTAAGTAAGAGGTACGAACTGATCAAGAATGGTTCAAAGATCAAGTTCGTGTATCTGAAGATGCCTAATCGTCTGACCGAAAACGTGATCTCGTATCCACTGAATCTGCCCAAGGAACTGGATCTGCACCGATCGGTCGATTATGACAAGATGTTCAGTAAGACATTCCTAGATCCTCTGACCCCGATTCTGGATGCGGTCGGATGGGAAGATGAACCCAAAGCCAGTCTGGAGGATTTCTTCGGTTGACATATCAAGCCGACTGTGGTATAATAGACACTATGTATGAATTAACAATATTCAAAAATCAATTTGACAACAAGACTCATCGAACCGTGTCTGTAAAAACGTGGGACGAGTTTGATGAATTGTTGTTTGGTCTATCTAGTCAAAAAGGTGAAAAAGGTGGTAGAAACTCTAGTCCTCTTATTACTCCTGCTATGTTTCAGGAAGGTACTACACGTAGTAATAAATCTGTTACTCATTGGGGCAATTGGTGTTGTGTTGATGTTGATGATTATGAGTTTGACAATGCCACTGTTGACACAACAGATGTTCGGAGTCTAAAAAATGAGTTGGTTAATCGGTTTGGTCGTTGGAGTTTTATTTGTTACAGTACTGCTAGTTCGAGTGTTTCTCAACCGAAGTTCAGACTTGTATTCGATCTTAACGACTCTATTCCACAAGATCGAATCAAACACTTCTGGTACGCACTCAATAAAGAACTTGGAGATATCGGAGATCCACAAACTAAAGATCTCGCTCGAATGTATTACGTTCCTGCGGATTATCCTAATGCACATAACTTTTATTTTAAGCATGATGGCGATCCTATTAATACTGACGAACTTATGGCCCGTCATAAGTACGAAGTTAAGTCTGGGAATAGTTTTATAGATCGACTACCTCCAGAGATGCAGAAGGCGGTGATTGAACATCGCAAGAATCAATTGGACAATACCAATTTTAGTTGGTCGAGTTACCACGATTGTCCGTTCTTCCCAAAACATCTGGGAGTAGAGTATCGTGCCATAACTGGCACAGGGTGGTATCACAAGATGTATCAGATCATGGTTGCGATAGCTGGCCACGCTATAAGTAAAGGGTATCCAATCACTGCCACGCAAATCGCAGAAATGTGTAAACAGTTTGATGCGGAGACTGGTAACTGGTATGAGAATAGACCCCTACAAAAAGAAGCGGATAGGGCGTTGGAATATGTTTATAGAAACGGATAGGACGGTAAAATGAAAATATTAATAACAGGTGCGGCTGGATTCATCGGTTCGCAATTAATGAATCGACTCGTAAAAGAGGGTCATCAAGTTTGTGGTATTGATAACTTCAATGACCACTTATACAATCCACAGTTGAAAATTGATCGTACACGACATTTCGGGTTGGATACACAGGTATGCGATCTCAGAGATGTTGGTCGAATGAAAAGGATCATCGATGGGTTTGAACCAGAAATGGTTATCCATCTTGCAGCTCATGCAGGCACAAGAGACTCTTTTGGTAATGAGTCCAAATACCATTCAAATAATATTGAAGGTACTCAGGTTCTCATTGATCTGATAAGGGGTAAGGATATTCCTGTCATCTATGCTTCGACATCTTCGGTATATGGAGATACTCCTATCCCAGAAGATGGATGGACGGAAGATCTAATCACAGGCAAACAACGTAATGCATATGCCTACACCAAGTATACCAATGAGATTCAGTTTGCCATATCTGGCGTCCGTAATATCGGTCTCCGTTTCTTTACCGTCTACGGCCCTTGGGGACGACCAGATATGGCGCTGTTTGATTTCACAAAAAATATGCTTGACAAAAAGCAAATAAACGTGTATAATTATGGGGATATGAAGCGAGACTTTACCTATATCGATGATATTCTTGACGGAATACTTCTTGTCTTGAATACACAATCGAATATAGAATCGAACTCGATCTTCAATATCGGTTATGGGGAACAGGTACAGTTGATGGATTTTGTTAGAGCAATCGAGAAGAATGTCGGAGTTGAAGCTGACATAAACATGGCTCCTAGACACCCAGCTGATCCATTAGAAACTTGGAGTAACACTGAGAAGTTACAACAGTACGGTTATAAACCAACCACTGATATTGAGACTGGTGTCACAAAATTTTATGAATGGTACAAGGAATATCACAATGGAGAATAGACTCCGACTAGGTATTGTCGGACACGGATTCGTAGGTAGTGCGGTAGAGTACGCATTCACTCATCCAAAAGTAGATATCATGGCAGTAGATCCCAAATATGGGACAACTGTTGATGATTTACTAGAGTGGGAAGCTGACTGTGTATTTGTGTGTGCGCCTACACCAATGGGCAACAATCATGTTGTAGATGCCAGTATCGTAGAAGATGCTGTCGCTAAACTGGTTCTTTCGACCAATGCTCTTGTTGTTGTTAAATCAACGGTCACGCCTGATGTGATCGGAAAAATGTTATCGGGAATGCCTGATTTTTCCCAAGAACTATTTGTATATAATCCAGAGTTTTTGACAGAGAAATCTGCCAAAGAAGATTTTGTTGATGCAGACTTCCATGTGTTTGGTGGTCATAAAAATGCGACATCTAGACTCAAGGAGATATACGAAGAGTTCAGTTTGTGTTCTTCACGAGAAGTTTATACAATGACTGCCAAGGAGGCATCGTTTGTTAAGTATGGTGTGAACACATTCCTATCTACTAAAGTTACGTTCTTCAACGAACTGTATGATCTGGTTACTGCCAATGATTGTAACTACAATGTAGTCACTCGTGCGTTAGGTGCGGATAGTAGAATAGGCGTAGGACATACACGTGTGCCTGGCCATGATGGTAAACGTGGATTTGGGGGTGCGTGTTTCCCCAAAGACATTGCCGCCTTCACCAAGTTTTCGGAAATGCATGTGTATGATATGAGATTAATGAAAGAGGTAATGAATATCAATAATCAATATAGAAAACGATACGAAAAGTGTGATCGTGAAAAAGTAAATAATGTTACGTTTGGAGATGATGTATGAGTGTGATGGATAAACTAAAGAAGCAGTCGAAGATCAAAGATACTTCGGTACTTCAGGACAGTAAATTTTTTCAGGAAGTGGATATGGTTCCTACCGATGTGCCTATGATCAATGTGGCATTGTCGGGGTCTACTGATGGCGGTGTAACGCCTGGGTTGACCGTACTCGCTGGGCCCAGTAAACACTTCAAAACTTCTTTTGCACTCTTAATGGCAGCTGCGTATCTGGAGAAGAAGAAAG